GCGCAATCCCCATTAGACCTTGCTGAATAACTCTCTGCTGAAGATAGTCCGCAGCCTTCTTGAATGGCGCTATAGAATATCCAATCGGAACCTGTATGTATGCTAGGTCTCCGTTTTCTTTTAGACCAGTAACAAGAGTAAGGGTCTTGTCGGTCTTCCAACTACTACCACTTGAGTCCTTTAGTTTTTCTTTCCAGTCAGGGACAATACTTTGATTGTAAAGATCCAAAGACAGTGTTGTTGCCATCATTGCCCCCATTACTGTGCCGGCGACCTTTTTGTTCGACATAGATCTAATGAAGTTTCTTCCGCCTTGAATTGCGGGGTTAGCGAACAAGTATGTTGCGCGAATCAAATCGCCTTGTGAACCTTTTACTAGTGGGTCAAAGGAACTGTCACGAGCAGCAAGCGCCGCTTGCTTTCTGGTCATACCGCTGCTAAGTCCTTGACGATAGACATTGAATCGAGTCGAGTCCTCAACGTATGAGTTCACTCGCTCAAGGGCATCAAGACCTTTCCGTGCGATTCCTTTGGAACTGGGCTTGTGCAGGGTCTTTTGGAGAGCCTTGATTGCTTCCTCTGGATCTCTTACAGTTGATGCACCCAAGTTACCTGTGCTTCCTCCGTCCGCAACGAACTGCTTATACAGTGCGTCCATCTTGGCTAGCTCAGGGTCACTAGAAATCTGACCTTTATTTAAAGTGTTACGGCGAATAGTCCTTATGTCATTGACTGGGTTAATAACCTTAAGGGCATTACCTAGATCCATCTTCGCCGATGCGTTTACTATAGCCTCTGACCTGTCTCGAAATAGATTGGGAATGACGAACTCTGGATTGAACCGAGTATACAAAGAACCAACTGTTCTGTTATACCAGAGAGCAGCTTTCATATATGTAGGCAATACCGCCTTGTTGGTTCCCTTCATAGCGGCGGCAAGTCTCTTGTCCTTGAACGCCATTGAAGTTCTTACGCCGTCGTCGAACACTGTGACTACTGAGTCCCGGTCTACGCTCTTAGGAACCTCTGGCTTACCGCCAGGCTTTGTTCCTTCCTTTACATTCTTGGGTCTATAAATAGTTACAACATCTTGCGCCGCCTTCTTGTTCTTTGCTTTCTGAGTGAGCCTTAAGAAGGACTGGTTAGCCTTGTTTACCTCAGCCATCCTAATGGCTGATGACAAGTTACCAAGTATATTAGCGGACACGTCATTGATTGACCTGTCAGAACCAGTAGCAGTAAATAATCCAGGGCTGAAATTGCCGTCCTCGTCCATTACACGATTCAATGGGACGTAATCTGGGAACTGTTTTCTTAGGCTAGTAGCGTATTTAGAGCTTACGATTCCTCCGTCCTCAAGTGTGTCCAGTATCTGCTTTGACAAGTCAGAACGACTCTTAACTACTTGATCTAGTTGCTTGTTTAATCCAGCATCCTCGAAGCTCTTGATGATGTCGTCAGCTTCCTTGTCGCTGATCCCCGCAGGGGATCCTTCACCCTTGTAGTTCTTGGACTTAACCTTGTTGAATCGTTTTGCGTGCTTGGCATACAAATACTGATCTATCTTTTGTGACAAATCAGATGCGCCAAGGCCTAGTTCGTCTGCCTTGCTTACGATGAACTGACCATCTAGTTCAAAGATGTTCTGAATCTCTGTGTTCCTGCCAGCAATAGAAGCCTCGGCAAGTCTAGAGTTCAAGTTGTAATCCACATCGTCGTCCAGCACTTCAAAGATTCCTCGCTTGGATTTTACTTGTCCATTGGCAGAAGTTAGCTGTAGCTCTTGAAGCCTAGCCCTTCCGTCCATAGTGGCTTCCTTTATTCCAAGTCTAAGGTCAGCGTAATTATCCCTTACGTCCTGCTGGTGACGTAGTGCGTTTTTCATTACACCGTCTACAAGTATCTTTGCGTCAGGATCTCCCATACGGAGCGCAGCGTTGAAGTCGTTACGGCTTATTCCTGCGAACTTCTTATAGGCTCCTTCTAGTTTTGAACCTACGGCTCCGAGTCCAGCACCAAGTGCCGCACCTTGCATAGCTGGATCCTTAAGCTCTTCCAGTGTCGGAAGTCTGTCTTCGTTTATTCTAGTTGATAGGACTTCTTCACCAGCTGTGAATGCGGATCCTACCCCACCTTGGACAACGGTGGCGCTAATAGTTGGAAATTTCTTTGCTAATGGAACAGCTGCAGTAAGCCCCCTCGGAACAGGTATAATGTTGATGAAAGCAGAGGCAATGATATTGCCGTAGTCCAGTTCTTCACCAAGCATTTTCTGCCTAGTGTATGCGCCCAGCGCACCAGAAGCTAGACCTCCCACAACCCAGCCGGCGGCTGTCCCAACGATAGGAACAGCGGTTCCCGCTGCGGTACTAGCTAATCTTCCGCCCTCGGAGATAGCAATTTCAGCGGCTATAGCAGTCGCTTCTTCGCCAAGAGTTGTATCTTGACCTGCGTTCTCTTCAGCTACAGCTAGAGCGACATCACCAGCAGCCTCACGCTGTTGGTAATTATTGTATTCAAGTCTCTTGGCTTGAAGCTCCTCAAGTCTTCTGGCTTGTTCTAGGGAAAGAGCCATATTGGTTTACTGATTTAACTGTGCTTGGCGCATTAAGCGAGCCTCTTCTTCCAGATCATCTGGAGTTAGAGGCGTAGGTGTAGGTGTTGGTGTTGGGTTGAACATATTACCGAAAGCTTCAAAACCGCTTCCTCTTCCCTCCATCTGGTAGGGGGAGTAGTATTTGTTTTGTCCATCCATATTAACTATCATACCACCCTGTGGTCCAGGTGTAAATGTAGGAGATTGATTCTTCTGGCTCATCAGGAACATATTGGTAATCTCGGTGCTTAAACCTTCTGTCGCTGCTACCCTTTGCGCAAAGGGAACTTCGTCCCCGAAGTTCATAGCGAGTGAATCGGCGATACTGTTGGAAAGGGGGTGATCCTTACCGAGCATCTCTATCATTGACTCGCCAAAGGCAATGCTTCGATTGATCTTGGCTTGACCTTCCTTCTGTTCCTTCTTTTTCTTCTTGTATCCTTCGATACCTGAAGCGACGGACTGACCAATGTTAGCCATTGCCTGTCCTTCTATCTCGCCGGCTCTTGCGAAGCCGCTGTAATCCGCCTGCATTAGGCGGGGGTCTACTGTTGTTCCTGATTGAAATGCCATACTATTTAATTTTTGTATTCATCCACTTGCGGATGATTGATTTTACACGGGGCTTGTTTGAAATAAACTTAGCTGTTTGCTCGCCATACTTTATGTATAGATTGCGGAGCCAGCTTGGTGCATCGTTAAGCATCCATTCACGGAACTCTAGCCACTGAGGATTCTCAATGCCGTAGACCTCACGGGCTACCCAGCACAAACCAATGACTGCTCCTAAGGCTGAACCCATCATTGAACTCTTGCCTGCGCTACGTGCTGCATTAGCTTGAGCCTGCGCCCCAAGCAGTGATACTTGATTGGACTGCTCTTGCATAGCCATATTGATACCTACGTTAGGATCGAATAGCTGAGGACCCATAGGTCCCGATGCGCCCTGCTGTGCCTGTCCTAGCATTGACCCGCCTAGACCAATCGCAGACGAAGGACGACCAAGAATAGTCATACCTACGTCACCTGCTAGCTGACGGTTCATACCGAAAGCTGGTTGTGCAAACTGAGCTGTGTAGTCCGAGCGACCAAGCGCTTCTGCGGCAAGGGACGACTGGTCACCGATGCGACCCCTAGCCAGGCTTCCCTGTCTTGCCCTTTGATCTACGCCACGTTGCTCCTCTGGGGTCAGTTGACCCATAGCCTTGCGGGACATACTCTCTGCAATTTCTGTGCTATAAGGATCAGCGTCACGGTAAGCCTCGACTACTTGAGGTGCGAACTCCTGTAATGCACCTACATCATCAGCACGTTGTAAGCCCAGTTGCTCACGTTGCAATGCACCTGCACGGGTTGACTGCTCTTCTAGTAAATCAAACAATCCTCCTTGACCCTTTTGCCCCTCAAGCTGAGTCATTTCAGCCTTAATAGAAGCAATCTGGGAGGCACGACTGGACCCTGATCCAAGAGATTGTGCTATTTGGTCGACTTCCTTGTTGTATGCCGCTAGTTCCTCGTCGTAGTTAGGGTTTCTGATCTTTCTTATTCTAGAACCAGAGGACCTTCCTTTTGAACTTGTGTTTAAAGTTAGTAGAGCTTGCGGCTCTCGTCCAACAGCCGCACGGGCAATCTTCATTGCCTCTTTGCTGTTTAGCTCTCTTCCGCCAGCAGCTGCGCCAGCTTCTAGGCCAGCGAGTTGCACTTCTAGTCTTTTATACTGAGGGTTATCTGTACCACCCGCAATACCTTGAGCAAACGTATTAATGTCCGCAAGCTCTAGAGCAGCGTATTGAGGGCGATACCGTGCCTCTGCGCCGATCAACCTGTCCTGAAGTCTAGAGTCAGTAACTCCTGCGTAATTGGTAAATCCCCTACCAAAAAGGAATTCGCCCGACGCCTTTCCAGGATCGATTGGATCAGGTTGTTGTATTGTTGTGCTACTTCCGCCTTTGCCACCCATAGTATTTAGTTGTTAATGATTTTTTTAAAAAGTTTATTGCTGTAATTCATTCGCTTAGGGAATCCGCTTCTGTATCTTAAGCCTATTTTATTTTTAGTAAGTACCTCTGGGCATTTATCAACGAAGTCCCGTGTTAACTTCTTGAAGGAGTTCTTGCCCTCAGAAAAAACAAAAGCTAAAAATATACTATCTCCGTCTTCTGCATCAGGCTCCCAGTTATTTATAAAATTCCATCCGTCATCCCTGTTGCAATTATACCACATAAATACACCCCTAATAGTTTCGTCTGCATTGTGGTGAACAATTAAGGTTTGCTTCGCCCAGTGGTATGCAACCATAAGGCGTATCATTTCTTCTTCCCATCCATCAAATACTTTCCCGTTCTCGTGTTCAACGCAGAAATCCACGACTTCATCTATAAAGTCAATGGCTTCTTTCTGTTCAGCATTTTGCAATGCTAGTTGAACTGATTGCAGGAGGGGGTTCATATATTAATTTAATATGACTCCCCTTATAGTAGTTTCTGCCGTGCTATTTATAGCACTATAAGCAATGCTAAAACTAACCTGGTCTTTATTGATTGGTAAATTATATGTTGTTGCCGACGTTCCACTATTACTATTAGTGCCACCGTCTTTTATTCTTGCTATAGTGGTCAATTGACCGTTTGGTAATGACGCCTCTATGACGGCCGTATTTTCCGTAGAGCTTGAAACTAAAGAATAAATTACGACTGCAGTAATTTTAGATGTATCAAATCCTGCGTCACTGGAGGTGTAGTCCGCAATATTCCAAGTTATGGTGCCAGAAGTTTGATTGCCTGAGGCTAAAGTATTTGTCCCGCCTGTAAGGCTGAAAAACTTTGGTCGCAATGAATCAGCGTAAGCCTTAATACTGTCCGAGGTAGCTAAGGTAGTATCAGTAGCAGTAGCCATTGTGTCGTCGTCAATGACATCTGTTAGCTTTGCAAATGTTACATTTGCATCTTTGATCTTGGCTGTCTCTACTGCATCCGTAGCAAGTTGAGCCGTGTCTATGCCACCTTGATTAACTACGATCTGACCCGCAGAGTTAACGTCAGTAGTTTGACTGTCTGTTGCATCCTGATTAAACGTAGCCAAATCAAGCAAGTCGTTGATCTTGTCAGCCGTAAGCTGTTCTCCGTTGGCGAACGATGTTCCTTTATTTATAATAGACATAATTTAAATTGTTAAAGTGTTCGTGTCCACATATGGACTACAATGTATGGTTGCAGATTGTTGTGAGGAGAAGCATTGCCTGTTCCGTCACCATTTTCACCTAGATTCGTGCCTCCATTGGTGCTATAATTTGCTGTGCCAAGGTTATATGCGTCTCCGCCCTGCGAAGAACCACCAACAATATTTGCTTTCATAAAATAGGAGTGCACGTGCGGAGGTATTTCAGTTTTAGCTAGGGTATGTGTCTTAGCTCCAGTTGTTCCATTCGTGTTAGTTCCGCTTCCGACTATGTCAAAGTCATTATCAGTTGCATCAATTCCTACAGGAACCTTACCAGCACCAAACGTTGCCCAAGTGCCAAACCCTAGCAGTGTTGCTGGATCAGTTGCATCCGAGGCATTCATATAAATAGAACCCACTGGATATGCTAACTCTAAGGCATCTGTTGCTAATTTAGCTGCAGTTACTCCGCCGTCCTTGATGTGAAGTTTACCAATGTTAGTCCCTGATGTAATCAGCTCAAGGCTTGTTTCGTCCACGGGGTCGTTAAACGTAGCTGCATTTGCAACGTTGTTCAGGTCGACTGAAGTAACTGGATCAGTAGTTCCAAAGGTTTTTCCTGTAGTAATAATTGCCATATCTTATATTGCTGTATTTGTTGATCTAAATGCTTCAGCTCCGCCAACCTTGATTCCTCTGAATCTAGGTCGGCCAACTGTATTGTTAAGGGTGACTTGCATCCCGTATGCTCGTTTGTTACCTATTCTACCACGGACGGAAACATCCTCGTCGGGATCTAGTGTAGTGCCTGAGTTTAATGCGCTTAGACTACCAAGGTCTACGGTGGTGTCAAGGTTCTCCATTTCTGCGCTAATGCTCAAGTCAGAGGCTTCATCTACGGACGACTGCACGTGCAACTCTAGGTTATTCCAGCGCTTGCGGTCCATACTACCTAGGGTAAACTGCCTAGTAGTAACAGAAGCTGGTATATTATAAGGCTCTTCGACTTCGGCTCCTGACACGGGAATAGTTGTAGCGAGTAAGTCCTTCGCCTGTATACGGGCATCAAGCCTATGCACGCCGCCTCGACTATTTATTGCGTAGACAGCACGGTCGGACTTCTTGCCCCCGACAATTAAGTCAGAAATGTCCCAGTTTGGCGCATTGGTTGTGTCAATGCTCTCCCACTGCTTGTTAATCAAGTTAAAGATTAATATAGCATTGTTAACCTGCGTAACATTTATTTGCGTTGAAGACTTGCCTTCGCTGTCCACCGTCACGACTTCTTCGTTCAGGGGAACCGCCAAGTAGTATCTATTATCGAAGTATACGCCTACGCTCTTGTCCCAGACGTCCCTATTAATGCGTTGAATAATAGGGTTAATCGGAGAACTGAGTGGGACTTCGTTGCCACGAAGGTTATATAGATCCTGGAAGTTAGCCCCGTATACACCGTTGTCAGAAAGGAACAACACGTTGTTCCCGACCTGTATAATAGTCTTCCTAGCTACGCACCCTACCTCGTTTGTTATTAGTTGAGTAGCTGCGCTTTGTCCTGCTCCACCTATAAGGTGAATACTATTGCGGTTGAAGACTAGCAGCTTGTCGTCCGAGAATGAATGCAGGCCGACATTGAAATCCGCCGTCCCTGCGTTAAACCTGAACTGAGCATATATCTGGTCATAGGTATCGGAGTCCAGTATGTCCGAAGTAATAACTTCGTCTAGAATCTTCCTGTATGTAAAGCTATCTTCTGCGTCATTTACTGTGTATTTAAACGGCATTACCAGCCTGCGCTGGTGATACGTTGCATACTCAGGAGCTGGCATATGGCTAAACCCTAAGCCGACTGATACCTGCTTGGTAAATACAGGAGTAGCAGACAAGGACTCACCGTCTGTAGCGTGCTCTGTTGTTTTTGCTGCGTCTATGTAGAACTCAATTCCATCCGCTAGGTTGACAGTTTCACCTCCAGATAGTGTAACGCTTCCGTTCTGGGGAATATAAAAAGTCACCGTGTCAGTCGTGCGTTCAGCTACATACCTTTTCCCGTCGGTCTTAATATCTCCAAAGCCAGCAATAGTAATTGGGTCACCAATGTCATAACCGTGCGCAGTAGCGGTTATAACTATCTGATATAGTCCATCATACTCTGCATTGCCGTGAGCAGTTCCATTGTTAACCGCTGCGGTAATAACCTTTGTGGAACCTTGCTCGTATACTCTAGCTACATTAAATGTTTCACCTAGTGTAAGTCCGCTTGTTTGGCTACTTTGACTTGGAGATATTACTGAAAGTATATTGCCGTCAACTACACTTTCAGTTTGATGAATAACTCCCCGACTATTAATAATAGCGAACTCACCTGCAGCGCATACAATCTGCGTTGGCTGAGTATAGGTTCCACTTTCTACACGTTTAAATGCTGGAGATATTTTAGATGCTGCGCTAACTGTATATGTAGCTGCATCCTGATATACAACTGGTAAGTCATACGTAAAAGAAGTATCGTCTGCCACCGTCTTGACTGTCCAAGTGCCGTTTGGATCTTGGTCTGTTACAGCGGGGTCTCCCTCTCCGGGGAACCCTGTAAGTCCCGCAATAGTAATTGCGTCACCTATAACTAATCCGTGCTTTCCCAAGGTAGTAACGCTAGCTATATTTGAAGCTGCACCCGTGCTGGCTGATGCAATGCTAACGGGGCTAAAGAACTTGTCGTTTTCTAGTGCAGTCTGACCGTCACGGAATATAAATATCTTATTAAATGCCTGCAGCATACTGCTGGCAGGCGGCACGTTTTCACCTGATGGGTAGCCCATCGTGATTGATACGCTAGTATCATTTAGGTCAGTAGCTACTGCGCTGACATTGGATGCTAATATAATAAACTGACTGTTGGTTTGGTTAGGATCACTGAAGGTCGTGCTTGAATAAACACCAGCAACGTTTCCTTGGTCTAGGACCATATTGAACCCAATGACAGGGGACAAGGTAATGGTAGTCAGTGCAGGTTCCGTGCCTCCGTCGTCTAAATTAAATGGGAGCGTAAGGGCAAAGCCGCCGTAAGCGGCTACATCAGCACCAACCAAGTCATACTCAATTGTCTTTGTGCCATCCCCGTTATCTGTTACCGCAGTAACCGTGTGAGATCCGTTGGGGTCTGGAGTCCCCGTTAAGCCTTCTACGTATACCGTGTCTCCTACTGCAAATATGTGACCTGGGAGGACGGCGGGGTTATCAGCGACAATAAGAACCTTATTGCTAGCTAAACTAGCGGATCTAATTGTAGTAGGCAGTAGGCCAACCACTGAAGGGTTGACTTGAGTTTCTGAACTAGTAGGTAGTCTTAGGACGGCATCACCAGAAGCAAAGGGTGCCTTGATTACGTTGATACCCTTCCTTACCTGCCACTCGCCATTCTTGCCAATGCGCCCGTTTGAACTGTTCGCCAGCATCCCAGACTGTAGCTGGTCGGGACGGCTGTAAGTATTGAACCCGACGAACCCCACGTCCATATCATCTGTGATAGGATCATCATTGGGACCATATGTAGTATAGCGTGACAAAGTTTTTTATTGTTGGTTAACAGTCCCAGGCCTTACGGCTCCAGTAGTTAGCTGATAGTTTATTACTCTTACCCTTGATTCCTCCGCTACGAGCGCAGTAACTTTTCTTTCGAGCGGGTTGATCCTTCTTGATACTCATATTGGCATCGCCGAATCTTACAATCTTTTCGGTTCCTCCCTGACAAGCCTTTACGACGAACTTCTTACCGCCCTGGACTTCACGGCGAGGCACGTTGCACTTCATCTTGGACTTATCGGCCATTACCTTTTACTTAAAAAGTCAGCTTTGCGCTCTGCATTTAAAGCCCGTTGCTTTCGCATATTAAAGGAAGTCAAAGTTTCTCCTGGTCTACGAGTAAGTTCTTTTTTTGGTGGAGTCTTATAACCTTCAGTGTCGAATCTTTTTGTGATTTCACCAGCTGACATACCGTCTGTCCCCACTAGATCCCTTTTTGTAAAAGCATTAGGGTTCTTGTGTGCAGGAGCAGGTTTCTTTGGAAATAAAGTTTTCGCTGTTTGTAGTAACTTATCACCAGCTTGTTGAGGAGACAGCTCATACCTCTTACTTATCTCAGGTGTCTTTGCAATTGATTCTGTTTTAGCCGCAAGTTTAGCCGCACGTTTAGCTTGACCTCTATGATAACGGGCTTTGGTTTCTTGCATTGCAGTAGGTTTACCTTTGACACCCCTACGAAAGGCTCCTCTTACATCCATCATATTAATGTCAGGATCCGAAGCGTCCCTTGAAAAGGGAGCAGATTTCCTTGATGTAGATTTGCTAGATGAACCAGTTGATATACCCGACCTCTTCGATGGAGCAGGACTTGAAGACGTCTTGATTTCAAACGGCTTGCTTGCATCCCGCCTTGATGGCCGATCTCTCCAGTCAATGAACTCCTTCGTCGGCGCATCTGCTATTGGTGTTCTGGCGGGAGAAGAGGTTGGTGTTGAAGGTGTTGAAGGTTTGTTTACTGGACCAATCTTGGCGTCACCACTCATTAAATAAGCCGCTGTTCCTACTCCTGTTCCAGCTAATGCTCGATTGCGAATGCCTGAGGTGCGTCTAGCGGAATTACCCTCAACCAATCGTCGATTGGCATCTCTAGTTGCTGCATTAGCCTCGCCAACAGCTTTTCTACCAGCCGTATTAGCCTCGTCCATAGCTTTACTTCCAGCTTTGTTGGCATCAATAATTTTTTGCCGATTGGCCGTGCTGGTTGCTTGCTGTGATCTGTTTCCGTAGGTCTGCTTGGGGACGTCGGCTGGCTTGAATTCCCCCGGCTTGAATGAGGTTGGCTTACTGAGTTGCGATGTGTCAGTTTTAGGCGGCACCCTAAATGTTTTGATAACCTTCCGTTTGATTGCTGTTAAAAATGGTGAGACTACGTTTGCCATAATAATTAGTTGTTTAGAGTTGTTTAAAGTTGTGAGTATTATACCACAGCAGTCTATTTCTTGACTGGCTTTACCCTACGTGGTTTACCTTTTGGTTGTCCTAGTTTTTTCTTTTCTGAAACCTTTGATCGTTTCTCTGACGATGTCATTTCCCCAGCAGTCACAGGAGTTCTTCCGCTGACACGCTTGGATGGTCTGCAATAAGGCGTTCCTCGCTTTTCGCCCTTCTGTCTGCCACAGGGCTTGCCGGATCGGACATCGATCCACTTCTCCTCGAACCACCTCTTGAGATCCGCACCCTTCTTTGTCTTGCGGACAGCCATCTATACTTTCTTCCGCTTTGATTTGTTACCCCAGTTAGCTGCTCCTACCTTGCGGCACTTAGCTATCGCCCCACTTGCATACGCAGATGGGAATACCTTGTAACGGGCTTTGACTTTTTTATAGCAGGCGTCCTTAGGCATTGGCTCTAGCTTTAGCTGTCTTACTTAAGTCCTTGAAGTGAAACAACTTGACGCTGGTTTTAGTGTGTGACTTGTTGGTGTGCAGACTTCCATTGGGCATCTTGTGAGATGTCCCTGTATGTAAACTGCCATCCCTCTTGTAATGCTTAACGCCCTTCATCCCTAGTATTTCTTTTTAGTTGTTTTTTTAACAGGCTTCTTAACTTTTGGTTTACTTCCGTACATAATATTATTTGATTTGAGATGAACCAAAGTAAAATCCTACGATGGCTAAGGCAGTCTGCCTAATTTCTGGTAAAATAACGAAGCCCTGCACGGTTTCCCATTGCAGGCTCTTGAATAGCCCTAGGAAGCCGTTTGTCTCTCTGCCTATGGTTACCCCTACTTCAGTCCACGCAAAGACGAATGGGGCTACTACAATGGCAAAGATTGTGCATACGACTAGAAACCTGCGAACTATAACCCCACCGTCACGTTTTGCCGCAGCATCTGCTGAGGCATCTGCCGCTTGCTGAGATGTAAGCATACGCTCGAACTGACGAGCCTGGCTCTCCATCTGAGTGCCAATGAGTTTCATTACAAAACCACTGATACCTCCTCCGAGCATTGCTAGTAGTTCTGGTGTCATTATTTCTTCAGTAGTTCTTTGATTACCTTGATTGCGGATGCGGACATATATATGAATGTCGCTAGTCCTACGCAAAAACCCAGAGTTCCATTGATGGGAGAAATTTCAACAGTAGCTATAAAGCCCCCTGTTCCGATTGTAGATTTGTATATAATATCGTTCATTAAAAAGTATCCTTGTCGAAGACCCTGTATTTGATTTTTAGTTTTACGCTAACAAAATTATCTGGAAAGACGTTTGCTGCTCCAGCTCCATTAGTCGCCCGAATAGTCATAGGAACATCAAATCTATAAATTCTTACAAGGTCTGGAACATCACGATGATATAGTCCAAATGAATTAGTATTAGCTGTCTTTAAGATTTGTGCTACTTGATTGAGGTTAGCGGCAGTAATTTGTGTTGCTACTGAATTCTCATTTACCCCAAGCATCTCGCACTTAAGATTAACGTTAGTTGCTTGATATGCTTTTGTAAGGTCTACCTCTATGAGCCAGTTAGTTTCCTCAACTACAACGCACTTATCAGCTCCTGGGCTATTTAATAAATTTATCCGTGTGGCAGTTAATGCGTTAAGCTGTGTGTTATCAAAAGTCCAAGTTGCTTCTTGTGAGCCTCTCACAACATTGCCTGCTGTATCCACGCACAAGTTAGCTACCGTATCAAGGTTAGTGCCTGGCCGGTTATTCTGTATGGGACTTAAAGCCGATACATCGGTCGAACGAGACGTTGAAGTAAAGTCATTAAAAACGCTGGTGCGAATTGATTCTTTATTTGCTGATACCAGCATAGCATCCACATCGGATGAGACTGTTATATTTGACATATTGTTAAGGTCTAATGTATTTATCGGTTGTACCAGGGCGCAAATAAAACCCCTGTCCAGAAGTTCTTATATAGAAAAAGGGGCCTGAAGGTTTTGCACTAGATGTGCGCTGTGTTTTTAATGCGGATTTTAAACCTAAAAACATATTACTTTAGGACTAGTCCCATTCCCATTCCCATCTGCAATTAAACCTTGTGGCAAGCCACAAGCCCTGTAGTTAATTTTACAGCCGAAAACTGACCATATATAATTGTTCCCGCCGGTAGAGTAGCTCCTGTTAAAGCCTGAAGACTTGTATCTACGTTGCTTGATGTTAAAGTCGCCAATACAGTGTCATTAATAACTTGTATAGCTCCAATGCTCGTTGCTGTTGACTCATCACTGCTTCCCAGTATTTGAGAACCAACGGATGAAAACTCTAGTGTGTTGTTGCGTGAGGTTGCCATAATTATTTATTATATCACAGGGGTTAAGTGTTATCGAGCTTGTCGATTGACGTAAGTTGAAAACTTTTTGTTGATTGTATTGTTGTTGGATCTAATGTCGATTTTCTCTAATTCCAAAGCTAGATAGTTATTGGCAACACCTTCCTCTACGAGTGCCTTGTTGTGTTGACCGTCCATACGCAAGAAGTCAGCGTAGACAGCGTGTGCCAAAAAGAAAAAGAACTCATACGGTATTTCGTCAACGGATGAGGCTTCCGTGAATGTGGGAAGTTTCTTTTGGTAATTTACAAATACCTTTCCTGAGTCATTCGCAATCAGGTTTAATACGTGAGCGCCACTTGAGTCCACGTAGAATTCGTATTCCAAGGCGGAGTTGCGATCGAAGGGCTGTGTGCGATAGATTCGTTGGAAGTCTGCAATTTCACTAAGGCTTCCTTCTGTATAAGGAACTACACCAGCAGAACTGATCGTGCGCTCTTCGCCTATGACTGCGTATCGTGGCCAACTAGGGCTGGCACTGTATGCCTCAAATGCCCTGCGATTAACAAACTGTTCAATGTTGACCTTTTCTTCTGAAGTAAAGGTGCCTACACCCGAAAGTGCAACTACCAGTTTGTATAGATCGCTGTAGGATTTTATCTGCATTAAATCTTATTAGGTGAAAGGTCTGAGAATTTGTTTTGAAAATATTTTAAGAATTCTTTAGAGTGAACCTCTGCGTGTCCGTATTTTTTAATTAATCTAAAGTATTCCCTGGGCGGCATTGTTGCTACGCACCTACCTAGCAAAGGATGTTCTTTGCCTACATTACTTCGAGCATCCTTTCGGGCTTCGTCATAACGATCTTTTTCTGTATGCTTTTCCTCGTGGAGACTAGCTTGAATCTCCTGCATTAAAGCACGGTCTATCTCCTCGTCGGAGAGTTGTCCTTTATTATATACTTCTAAACTCATAAGTAAAAAAGCGGGGGGGCTTTCGCCCCCCACGCTAGAATAATTACTTTACGTCTTGGATCAAGCCGTGAGCCTGTGGGTGATAAACACCGAGGGTCAAAGCACAATCGACAAAACCACGTTCGCCACCACCATTGTTGAGCTGGCGAGTCGATCCCATTGGGATCAGCTCGTGAACACCGTAATACTCTGGGTTCACAAGGAAACCACCAGAGTTAGATGTGGTGCCACCGTTATTAGGCATACAGTCTGGGTTGCCGTTAACGATAGAAACGATACCGTGATCGCTTTGGTAAAGCTCAACGGAGAGCTTAATCGCAGCAACACCACCGTCATAGTTGACGTTACGGATGCTTGTTTCAGTTGCTACAGTGGACAGACGAGCGAAGTCGCTGATTACACGGCGAAGACCAACGTCAGCCACAAGGACAAGACCATTGGATACACCGTTTACCTCGAAGATGCTTGAGATAATATCGTTGAATGCAGTTTCGCTGAATGCGTTAGCTTGAGCTTCTGTGTTTGTGTAGATGCTACTTGCAGGAGTTTTGAATCCAGCAGGAACCGTTGTGTCGGCAGCGCCGGCATCAAGGAATCCTCCAAGACCAGTCATCTTGTAGGGATCAGTAGCAGTAGCTTGTTGCTTAACATTGCTTGAGCAAAGAGTTGCTTCAATGTCACGCTTTAGTTCACGGATAGCTTTAGCTTCTGCTTGAGCAATACGAGCTGGACCAACGGACTCAACAGCTTCTTGTAGATCAGAAACTTTGTAGTCACGACGGAACTTCTGAGTGAAGTTGCCCATACGTGCGCGACCAGCGAATTGGTCAGTGTGAGTAAGGACGTCTGCGCCTTCAACGATACCAGCTGTGCTGGGCGATGAAAGACTGTCAACAGTCCACTCTGTGTTAGTTGCCATCGCACGTTGTTTTTGTGCGGACGAAAGGACGGGAGTTTCTTCAGGAGCGAGGATAGTCAAGACATCTGTCAAGTCTTCGCGATTGGAAACAGCCGAACCTGTATTTGTTACATCATAGGTATTTGAAAATGCCATAATATTTTATAATAAGTTATCGGTTTGTGAGTTGTTGAGTTCTGAATTTGACGAAATCAGCTTGGTGACCTGAGGTCTTGAATTGATCTACTAATTTTTTAACAGCTTTGTTAGATGGATCCACAGTTTTTTCTGACTTAGTTGCGCCGGAATCAACGGACTTTGGCGGGTTCAATGTTGCAGAAGCCTTTGGCTTATCTGCGGGAACTGGCTTTCGTCCGTAAAGACTGTTGGCTGCGTGAGCCATCAAGTAAGGCATTTGTGCTGACACGTCGGGCGGAAGACTCTTTAACATATCTTCTACTCGCTTGTCCTGCATAATTGCATTGTATTGATGCCTAGTGTCATTGTCATCCCCGGACAACCAAGATAACTCTTCTACTGCCTTGGAGACGTAGCTTTCTTTGAGTTGGTTACCTTGCTCTTTTGCCTGGATAGTATTCAGTTGAGCAGGAAGAAACTTATCT